AGTAAAAAACATTGTTGAAGGGATGGGCATAGGTCTATTTTTTGATGGTGTAGTTTACGCACTTAAGAAGGGTGCACAACCAGCTATAGATCAAATAGTAAATCGTAATAAAAGTATAAAAGATCAAACTATTAAAAATGGTGTAGCACAGCTACGTCGTGGTGATGCTGAGTTTAGAGCTGATAAGAACGCACCTATATCTCAACCACACCAAGGGGCACACACATCAGAGGTAGACCCTAAGGTAGCTAGAGAACAGTTAAAACGCACACGTACAGAATGGGGATCTGAAGAAGGATCTACAGGTTCTGTAACTACACCAGTAGAACGTGAGCGTATTGCACAAGAAAGCGGATCTACTGACGAAACAATCGAGCGTGTAATGCGTGGATTGATGAGTAAAGATAAGTTTGCAAGAGAACTAGCTAAAGCTAAAGGCGACAGAAAGGCTCTTGTAAATCAGTACAGAGACGCTATAGAAGCCCACCAACGTATAACACAGGGTAGAAACCCAGCAGAAATGTCTGCCAGTGAGTATCTAGCTGAAGTGTTAGAAGCTGAAAAAGATATAATAGGTGGTGTCGAAATTATACCACCAGAAAAAGTTGTAGCTACAGACCTCGTCGTAGGTTCTTTATTAAAACAACTACAAGATACAGGTATAGCTGGTAGAGAAATATCTGATATAGTTGACCTAAACGATATAGATGGGCCAGCTAAACAAATAGCAGACACTATGCTTACAGCTATATACGAAACTAAAAAAGCTAGGTTCGTACTGTCAGACGCTTTTAGAGGTCTAGGGGCTGGTAAAAAAGCAAAACAAGCTGTTGAAGATGCAGTCAAAGCAGACGTAGCAGACGCTAAAGAGTCAATCATGACTATCCTAAACATCACAAAGGACAATCAAGACGATGACTTACTAAATGCTATGTTTGAAGCGTTCTCTATGATGGATAACGTAAACACTCTTGACGACTTTGACAAGTGGGCTAGATCCGTAATACGAGGTGGTAAATTAAACAAAGGCGATATAGACCGTACAGGAGCCCTTATAAGAGAGTTAGAAGGCGTTATGACCAATAGTGTCCTAAGCGGCCCTAAGACTCCTGTAAGAGCTATTATGGGTACATCTGCTGCAACATTCTTGCGTCCTCTATCTACAGCTTTAGGTGCTGCTGTACGTTACCCATTTGATGGTGATGCAGCTACACTAAGAGCAAGTCTTGCATCAGTCAATGCTATGGTAGAAGCTATACCAGAATCATTTAAGTTATTTAGAACTAAACTAAATTCTTACTGGAAAGGTGACTTATCTAGTATTAAGACTAGGTACTCTGAGTTTAGTCGTGGTGACACAAACTGGGAGCTTATGCGTAGATACTATGAAGATAGTGGTAAAGCTAGTGCCGGTGACGTAGCAGCGTTTCGTGTAGCTAATATGGCAAGATCTTTAAATGACAGTAACTTTTTAACATACTCTACTAAGATTATGGCAGCTACTGATGACGCGTTTGCGTACATCTTAGGTCGTGCAAAAATGCGTGAGAAGGCTATGCGTAACGTACTAGATCAACAAGGTAATGGCATACAGACTCCTAAGATAACTAAGGACTTGATGAAAGCGTATGAAGATGACTTTTACGCAGAAATCTTTGACCAAAATGGAGGCATCAAGGATGAAGCCACTGCGTTTGCACGTCAGGAGGTTACACTAACACAGCCATTAACAGGCTTTGCAAAAGGACTAAACGACGTATTTACTGCTACACCGCTAGCTAAACCTTTCTTTTTATTTGCTAGAACTGGTGTAAATGGTCTTGCACTGACTGGTAAGTATACACCCGGATTTAACTTCTTAGTAAAAGAGTTTAATGATATAGCGTTTGCTAGTGCAGATAACTTAGAGAATGTAGCAAAGTATGGTATCTTTACAGCACAAGAGTTAGCCAACGCAAAGGCATTACAAACAGGCCGACTAGCAATAGGTTCTGCTGTCGTGTTTATGGCTACACAAGCTTGGATGCGTGGTGATCTTAACGGTAACGGCCCAGTAGATAGGCAAAAAAGACAGATGTGGATAGATGGCAAGTGGGAACCTAGAACTATAAAGCTTGGAGCTGTACGTGTAGGTTACGATAACTTTGAACCATTTAACCTTATCATGTCTACAATAGCTGACGTAGGTGACGCTAGCGAGCTAATGGGTGAAGAGTGGACAGAATCTGAGCTACAAAAAATATCATTAGTCGTGGCACAGGCTATTACAAGTAAATCTTATCTAGCCGGTATACAGTCATTTGTTGACTTATTTGGTGGTAGACCCGGGCAGGCGTCACGTATTGTAGCATCATTAGCTAATAATACTGTACCGTTAGCCGGTCTACGT